TATGACTTCATAGACAATTCTCTCCATTTTTGACACATCAATGCTTTCAACTGCTTCTATGCTAGTTGTATCGGCATCATTTCTGTAAAGTTTATATAGTTCTGTCATTTAATACTCCCAAAGTTGTTTTGCGATTTGAACAAACTCTGGTCCATGCATCCTAGCTATCTCATTCATGTCTGGTTGAATAAGACTACATAAAGTTTTCCATGAACCATTGCTTGCTTTCAGTAAATTCTGGGTAACTTCCCAAGATTTTACCATTTCATTATAAGCTATTTGAAGATTATCTTCTTGTAATAACTCACAATTCGTTTCATCTATGATGTTATAATCTGATGCAGTAACAGAAAGTAAAGCTGGTTTTTGTCCTGTTGCTTTCCAATAGACTGCCTGTTGCTTAACCCAATTATCTGATGGTTCTGTCTTTGGTTTAGGAACTCTCCAAGTTCTTGTGCCATCTTTCTTTGGTGGGTTTCGTAATGGTAAATGACATTTTAAGTCTATCTGCTTACCACCACCTGAATAATCCTGATATAATAATATAGGAACATCTATTCTTGGCTCTTTGTATTCTTTGCCATACTCTCCATCAATAGTGTTGACATTCTGGAAATATTCATTCAATCCCTCAACGGCTACCTTTATCATATCTGGTATGTATTCTTGGAAGTTTTCTAGCTCCTCCTTGTCTTTGCCGTCATCAAAGGTGCGTGGTTTGTATAGTTGATAATCTGTCAATGCGTGTCTTATTGCTTCATTTATCTCAACACCCTCTTGTTGTCCTTGTATTGGACTAAAATCTATTAAACCTTTGTGGTGGTCTACGCCTGATTGAACTATTCTGCCAGACATCATTCGTGTTGCATCTGGAAAAGAAACTTTAAGCTGTGAACGGCAATATAATTTCAATGCCATTTGGTCTTTAGGCATATTACCATTACTTGCTGATTCGTGGTAACTGCCTAACTTTTCTCTGTATTGTGGTAATGTCATTCAAACCCCTTTCATAACATTTCATAAATATAAATATATTATACTTGCTTTATTGTCAACTATATATTAAAAATAATTTATGTATTTAAAAGATTACTTAAAACAAAAAGGTATTTCTCAATATAAGTTTGCTAAATTATGCGACTTAAAGAGAAGCACTATTTGTCGGATATTAAAATGTGAGAGGTTTCCCAGACCAGAGTCTTTAAATAAGATAGAGATGGCAACACAAGGTCAGGTAAAGGCAAATGACTTTATGAAAGAGCATCAGGAGAAGATGATTGGCAAATTATAAAGTTTTACAAATTAAAAGCGAACAAACTTATGATTGGCTTCTGAACATTCATTACGCAAAAAGAATACCACACATAACATACTCTTTTGGATTGTTTAATGGTACAAATCTTGTTGGTGTTATAACCTACGGCTCACCACCTTCTCCGTCTTTAGCAAAAGGTATATGTGGCGAGCAATACAAAAAAAATGTTAGGGAACTAAATCGTTTGTGTTTGTTAAACAATAAACGAAATGAAGCATCAATATTAATATCTAAATCACTTAA